GAGCGATTTGGGATGCGGTGGCGCCGATTTGCCTGGCGATGGGGACGTTGACGGTAGCGGACGTGCTGCCGTTTGCGAGTTTCTGTGAGTTGCAGGCCACGTTTACGGCGTGCGCGAAGCTGAAGGATACGGCGCCGAGTAACTTCTCGGCCAAACTCGAGCGGGAGACGGCCAACGGGCTCCGGCCGTATTACGACTACTTTGGGCTGACGCCAACGGCGCGGGCGCGGATGACGGTGCCGCAGCGGGCCAAGGAGCCGGAGAGTAAATGGGCCGGCGCACTCAAGTAGTCACGGAAACGGCGGCCGATCGGGCGGTGCGGCTGATCAATCAGCTCACGCACACCAAGGGGCCGTTTGCGGGCAAGGCGTTCAACCTGCGGCCGTGGCAGGAGCATCAGATCGTGCGCCCGCTGTTTACGACGCGGGAGGACGGGCTCCGGCGGTATCGGACGTGCCTGCTGATGCTGCCGCGGAAGAATGGCAAGTCAGAGCTGGCGGCGGCGCTGGCCATTTACTTCCTACTGTTTGATGGGGAGATAGGGGCGGAAGTCTACAGCGCGGCGACCGACAAAGATCAGGCCGCCTTAGTCTTCAACATGGCCGCCGCGATGATCCGGAATGACGCCGAATTGCTGGCGCGGTGCGAGATTATCGATTCGCAGAAGCGGATTGTCTACCGTGCGACCGGCTCATTTTATCGGGCGATTTCGGCGGAGGCGTATTCCAAGCATGGGTTCAACGCCAGCGTCGTGATCTATGACGAGCTGCACGCGGCGGCGAATGACGAGCTCTGGTATGTGCTGAGCACCAGCCAGGGCGCCAGGGCCCAGCCGTTGATGATGGCGATCACGACGGCGGGCTATGACCGGAATTCAATCCTGTGGAAGCTCTACGCTCACGGCAAGCGGGTGCTTGAGAATCCTGAGCTGGATCCCACCTTCCTGCCGATTCTGTTCGAGGCACCGCAGGATGCCGACTGGGCTGATGAGGTGGTGTGGAAGTCGTGCAACCCGGCGCTGGGTGATTTCCGCAGCATGGAAGAGATGCGGACGGTGGCAGCCCGCGCCAAGGAAATCCCATCGGAGGAAAACTGGTTCCGCCGGCTCTACCTCAACCAGTGGACGGAGCAGGCAACCCGTTGGATCCAGATGGAGTCCTGGGACGCCTGCCAGGCGCCCATCCAGCGGGCCAGTCTGCGCGGCCGGCGCTGCTATGTGGGGATGGACCTCTCCACGACGACGGACCTGACGGCGCTGGTGGCGGTGTTTCCTGATGCGGAGGGTGGCTTTGACGTGCTGCCGGCATTCTTTGCCCCTGCGGATGGGGTGGCGGAGCGGTCACGGCGGGATCGCGTGCCGTATGCGGACTGGAAGCGGCAGGGACATCTTACAGTCACGCTTGGCAAGTCGGTTGATTACGAGGCAGTGCGCGTGCGGTTGCATGAGTGGGCTAAGGAATTCGATTTGCGCCAGATAGCGTATGACCCGTGGAATGCCACCGATCTGGTGACGCGGCTGACTGAGCAGGACGGTTTCGACTGCGTGCCGATGCGGCAGGGGTTTGGGAGCCTGAGTGCCCCTACCAAGGCGCTCGAGGTGGCCATTCTGGGCAAGCAGCTCCGGCACGATGGCCATCCGATCCTGCGGTGGAACGTGTCGAACATTGCCGTCGAGACGGACGCCGCCGGCAACGTGAAAATGAGCAAAAAGGAAAGCACGGAGCGGATCGACGGGGCCGCCGCGCTGGTGATGGCGGTGGACGCGATGAACCGGCACGACCATGCCGCGGTGCCGAAATACGAGATGTTCGTCCTGGGGTGAGCATGCAAACCAAGAAACCGCAGGGACGGCCGAAAGCTGACGAGCAGGGCATGAGCGTGCACGCCTGGATTCCGGAGCGCGTGTATGACCGGCTGGCCCAACAGGCCCTGAAAGAGGGGCGCAGCGTGTCATCGGTAGTCAGGGACAAACTGAGCCCGCAACCGCATCAGCCATGAAATCGGTCACGGTGGCATTGACGGCCAGCGATCTGGCCAAGCTTCAGCGTGGCGTGACGGCTCAGGGCGGCTTGCAGAGTCTCATTCGGCGTTTACAGAATGGCATCAGGATTAAAGCTGGCCATGCGTGGCTGACGATTGGGGATGCCGATCTAGTCCGAATCGTGCCCTACTGGCGGCAGACTGGAGGGAAAGCCGGGGCTGGAGGGTATCAGCGGCGGCTCCCGGTCGAATCGCTCCGGCCCTACCTGCAGTCGGCTGTGCCTATGTTTTGGGATGAGCGCCCAGCGAAGGAGGCTGTCTCCTACTGCTACTTTAAGCGGGAAGGGCTGATTGGGGAGCCCACCCGGATCAAGATTGGGCGGGGCACGGAGAAGCGGGCGCGCACTGGTAAAAGCACCGACAATCCGCGGATGCTGGTGACGCTAGCGCGGGTGGAGGAGGTGGCCGGCGCCGATGAGCGCGCCTACCATGCCATGTTTGCACGCCTCAGAATTGATCCTAGTCAGGAATGGTTCTGGCCCGGCGATGACCTCATGGCGCTGATCAAGCAGCTTGCGGATGCCGCGATGCCGCCGTCCCTTTTTCCTACCAAACAAACACCGTCGCTCTAGCTCCTCTATAAACTTTGCGCGTGCTCACACGCGCCTATTCCCTACTCGACCAAATCAAGACGGTTGACGAGGAGCAACGGCTCATCGAGGGCATCGCGTCCACGCCCGAAGTCGATCGCGTGGGCGATGTCGTGGTGCCGGAAGGTGCCAGCTTCAAGATGCCCATGCCGCTGCTCTGGCAGCACAAGGCGGACCAGCCCATTGGCCATGTCATCTCGGCCACGGTCACGAAGGCCGGTATCAAGATCCGCGCGCAGATTGCGAAGGCCACGGGCCTGCCGGAAATCGAACGCGCATGGAAGTTGATGCAGGCCGGGCTGGTGCGCGGGCTCTCCATCGGCTTCAAAGCCCTTGAGATGGAGCCGCTGAACCCCAAAGACCCGTGGGGCGGCCAAAAGTTTACGAAGTGGGAATGGATGGAGCTGTCGGCCGTGACGATTGCGGCCAATGCCTCGGCGTCCATTTCAAGCATCAAAGCTCTCGATACCGCGCAGCGCGCCCTAGGCACCGCTCCTGCGGCTTCCCGCTCATCCTCGCCTGCGTCCGTGGGCGTTACTGACAAAAGGACACCGCCAATGGCGATGCCGATTTCTGACCAGATCACCACGGCGCAAGCCGAATTGCAGACCAAGAGCGCGGAGCTCACCGGGCTCGTTGAGCTCGAGGGCGTGGACGGCTCACTCGACGACGCGCAGATCGTCAAGCGCGATGCGCTCACGGGCGAAGTCTCCGCGCTGTCCGGTCGCATCACGCGGCTGAAGACGCTGGAGCAGGCGCAGGGCGCGATGGCGCGCACCGTTGTGCAGCGGGCCCCGCAGGGCGACGTGCGCGACACGTCCACGCCGCATGTGCAGGTGGGTGCCGCGCCTGAGGACAAGCTGCCGCCTGGCGTCGAATTCGCGCGGGCCATCATGTGCCAGACGAATGCGATCCGCTCGGGCGTGTCCGCGCTGGACCTGGCGAAGCACTACTATCCGGGCTTCAAGCGGATCCAGAATTTCCTGCTCAAGGAAACCGTGCCGGCTGGCAGCACGCTGGATTCCACATGGGCCGGGCCGCTCGTCTACCCGACAAATCTCGTGTCGGATTTCATCGAGTATCTCCGGCCGCAGACCATCATTGGCCGGATCGACAACTTCGATCGCGTGCCCTTCAATTCGCGCGTGACGGGGCAGACCTCGGGCGGCGCGGGCTACTGGGTTGGGCAGGGCAAGGCGAAGCCGCTCACCAAGTTTGACTTCAACGCGGTGACCATTCCGTTCACGAAGGTGGCGAACATCTCCGTGCTGACGGAAGAGACGATCCGATTCAGCAACCCATCTGCCGAAACCAAGGTGCGCGACCAGTTGGCGGCGGCGTGCCGGGAACGGCTCGATACCGATTTCATCGATCCGGCCAAGACGGCGCAGACCGGCATCAGCCCGGCCAGCATCACCAACGGCATCACGAATCTGAACTCGTCAGGCGTGACGCTGGACGCGGTGGACGTGGACGTGCAGGCGATGATGTCCGCATTCATCAACGCCAACATCATGCCGACGCACTGGATCATGCCCAACAGCGTGGCCCTGTCGCTGTCCATGATGAGGACGAGCCTGGGGAGCTATGCGTTCCCCGGCATCAACATGAATGGCGGCACGTTCTACGGGCTGCCGGTCGTGACCTCGCAGTATTGCATCCTCGGGACGCCTGCGAACAACCTGATCGCGCTCATCGCAGGCAATGAAATCTTCATGGCCGACGATGGCGGATTCACGATCGACATCAGCCGTGAGGCCTCGCTCGAAATGGATGACAGCCCGACGATGGATGCCGGCTCGCTCGGATCGCCAGCTGGCGCAAGCGGCTCGGTCACCGTCTCGATGTTTCAGACCAACTCGGTCGCGCTGCGCTGCGAGCGCTCCATCTACTGGGCGCGTCGGCGGAATGCCGGCGTGGTCTGGATGGACGACGTGCAGTGGTCAGCCGGCACGCAGTAACACCGCGGCGGTAATACCGGGGCGCTCACCGGCGGATAAGGTGGGCGCCCTGTTTCTATCTACTGGGGGCGCATGTTCAACGGCATCTGGTTGGTGGCGCTCGATACGCTCACCATCCGCGGGCGCGAGGTGCAGCCCGGCGAGCGTTTCGAGGTGCCGCGTGTGCGCTCGGGGGATTATCTGCTGACGAATCGCGCCATCCTGGCGCCGCGCCTTGTGCCGAAAGCGGAAAGCGCGGCAGCCCCAGAGCAGCCGGAGTCGCCACCCGTGGCCCGCAAGCGTGGACGGCCCCGCAAGAATCCAATCGTCAACGAGGGCTCACCAGCCCCGAAGCGCAAGTATCAGCGCCGTGACCTCGAGGCTGAGGAATGAACATCCTTGGCCTGACGATTACGCGCACGAAGGCGCCGGCCAACCTGTCGAGCCCAGATAACCGCGGCGGCTGGTATCCGCTGGTCCGCGAGGGCTTCACGGGCGCCTGGCAGACCAATACCATCACCGCGCCGCTCTGCGATGTGCTCACGCATCCGACGGTGTTTGCCTGCGTCACGCTGATCGCTGGCGACATCAAGAAGATGAGGATGGAGCTCGTGCGGGAGTCTGAAGAGGATGTCTGGGAGCGCGCAGAGGTGGCGGCGTTCAGCCCATTCCTGCGGAAGCCGAATCATTTTCAGACGTGGCCGCAGTTTGCCGAATCGTGGATGCTCAGCAAGATCATTCACGGCAACACGTATGTGCTCAAGGAGCGTGACGAGCGCGGCGTGGTCATTGCTGGCTATGTGCTCGATCCGCAGCGGGTGTGCCCGCTCATCGCGGAGGATGGCTCTGTTTGGTATGAGCTCTACGACGACAATCTGTCGCAGACGCACGGCCGCGTCATCGTGCCGGCTCGAGAAATCATCCACGACCGTTTCAATACATTCTTTCATCCGCTCGTCGGCATCTCACCGCTCTATGCGGCTGGTGTGCCGGCCATGTTGGGCCTGAAGATCCACACCAACTCGACGACGTTCTTCGCCAACGGCAGCCAACCCGGTGGCATCCTGACGGCGCCTGGCCCGATTGCTAAAGAGACGGCGGAGCGGTTGGCGGACAAGTGGGAGCGGAGCTTCGGTGGCAGCAACCGTGGCAAAGTGGCCGTGGTTGGCGACGGGCTGAAGTATGAGCCGATGTCCGAAAGCGCGGACAAGTCGCAGACGAATGAGCAGTGGCAGAACGCCTCGCAGGCCATCGCGGAAGCCTTCCATGTGCCGTGGTATCTGGTGGGCGGCCCGATGCCTAGTTACAACAACGTGCAAGCGCTCAACGTCCAATACTTCACGCAGTGCATTCAGCCGCTCGTCATTGACTTTGAGAACTGCTTGGATTTCGGCCTTGGGTTGGCGCCGGATAAGGTCAACGGCGCGAGGTTGGGCACGCAGTTCAACGTGAATGACCTGCTGTGGATGGACAGCGCCACGATGATGACCGTCATCCGTGACGGCGTGGGCGCGGGCGTGCTGAAGCCGAATGAAGGCCGGGCGCGGCTGAATCTGCCACCCGTCAAGGGCGGCGACACGCCCTACTTGCAGCAGCAGAATTGGAGCCTGCAGGATTTGGATGCGCGCTCCACCAATCCGCAGTTGAGCGGCGCCGCGCCGGCTCCTGCGGTGGCGCCGGCGGCACCAGCCGACGATGCAGAGGATGAGGATATGCCACCCGAAGACGAGGCGCGTTGCATGGTGCTGGTCAGCAAAGAGGCTGGCTTGTGAGCCCGGAGCAATTCGCTCGCATCATGGGGCCGGTCGTGCGGGATCTGACAAGTAAAGCCGTGAGCGAGGCCGTGGCCCCGCTCATCGCGCGCAATCTCGCGCTCGAGGCGCGCATCCTCGAGCTGGAGACGGCGCCTGCTGTCATCGGGCCAGTGGGGCCTATAGGGGCCAAAGGTGACGTGGGCGTGGGCGTGTCCAGTCTGACGCTACGGGCTGATGGCTGGCTGCTGGCGCACATGACGGATGGCCGAAGCGTGGACGTGGGCCCGGTGCCGGTGGCGGCTGGGCGTGACGGCATCAACGGCAAGGATGGGGCACCAGGGAAAGACGGCGAGCGCGGCATGAATGGCAGCCAAGGCGACCGTGGCACCGATGGGCTCAACGGCAAGGATGGGGCGCCGGGGCCGCAAGGTGAGCGCGGGCCGGCAGGTGAGCGCGGTGAGCAGGGAGATGTTGGTTTGACTGTCGTTGGCGCGCATGGGCCCACTGGGCCGCAAGGCGAGCGCGGCGCGGACGGTAGCGCCGGCAAAGACGGCGCGCCAGGCCGTGACGGGCGTGACGGAGCACCAGGGCTACCAGGGGCTAATGGGGAGAAAGGCGCAGACGGCATCAACGGCCGTGACGGGGCCAATGGGCTCAACGGGAAAGACGGCATCGACGGGATGGGCTTCGACGATTTCGATCTGATTCTCGATGAGCAGCGCGGCTGGATCTTGCGGCTCGTCAAGGGTGAGCGCGTCAAAGAGTGGGAGCTGCCGCTGCCCTACTATCGCGGCCCGTGGGAAGCTGGCAGCAGCTACCCGAAGTCGGCCAGCGTGCGCTGGGATGGCGCGCTGTGGCTCGCGCTGAAGTCTACGGTGGAGAAGCCTGGCGAGGGCTCGCCCGACTGGCAGTTGCTCGTGAGCCGTGGCAAGCAGGGGCGCGAAGGGCCGAAGGGGCCGCGCGGCGATGACGGCAAAGACCTGACGCAGATGGATCCCAACACGGGGCGGAAGTGGTGAAGCAGCCGATCGTGTTTGCCACCGTGCCGCGGCTGCTGCCGCAAGGCGGCACCGTGCTCATCACGGGCTCAGGGCCATCGCTCAATCAGCGCGACGTGGACATCGCGCGCTCGGTTGTGGACGCGACGATCTGCGTGAATGACAGCTACAAGCTGGCGCCGGATGCGGACGTGCTGTATGCGGCAGACGCAACGTGGTGGGGCTGGCACAAGGGTTGTGTCGCGGATCACAAGGTGGGCTCCGTCAGCTACCCGGCGAGCCGCAACGCGCTGAAATACAGCCTGACGAAAACGCAGTGGTATCCGGATGTGCAGATGCTCCGGCGCGGCCCGCAGTCCGGGCTCACGCTTGATCCGACGAAGGTGGGGCTTGGCTATAACGGCGTCCATCAGAGCATCAATGTGGCCGTGCACCTCGGGGCCACGCGCATCATCCTGCTTGGCGTCGATATGCGCGGCGGGCACTTCTTCGGCCACCACCCAAACAACTCCGGGCCGCCGTTTACGATGTGCCGTGAGCGGTTCAAGGCACTGGTGGAGCCGCTGAAGACGGCAGGCGTGGAAATTGTCAACTGCACGCCTAAGACGGCGCTGGAGGCCTTCCCATGCGCGCCGCTGCTCGAGACGCTCGGCATCTATGAAGAGGCGACGGGATGATACCGCTCGCTACCAAAGCCGACGCCGCGCAAGTGGAGCGCCTGAGCGAGCTCATCGCCGGCCGCGCCTGCGTGGTCGTGGGTTCAGCCCCGCTCAAGGCTGCCGCGGCGGACGTGGCTGACCATGAGCTCGTCATCGCGGTGAATGGCGGCATCAGCAGCGTGGCGCGGGCGGTGGACGTGTGGTTTGTGGCGAGCCGGCCGCAGGATAAGCCCGGCAGCGCGCACATCAAGCCGCTGCACATGACGATGCTGAAGCAGGCCAAGCAGAAAACGGTTGGCCATGTGGTGTTGCTGCGCGGGCCGAAAGAGGCTAGCGAGGATGCGACGCTCGCCATGCTCAAGCGGCTCGAGTGCCGGCACCATGCGTGGAGCGTGCTCGACAAGCCCACGAAGCGCTGGATCGAGGGCGAGATATGCGCGCGGCGCAGCGATAAGGCGCACTGCAGCAGCGGCATCCTGGCCACGGCCGTGGCGCTCTGGTGCCGGGCGGAAAGCGTGCGGCTCGAGGGCTTCAGCTTTGTGCCTGGCTATCACTACTTGCCGCAGGAGCGCGGCGCGGCGTGGTGGCGGAATCATATCGACGCAGACCGGCGCGCACTGCGGGCGCTGCAGGAGCACTACGGCGCGCGGCTGTCTGGGGCCATTCTCGAGCGGGTGGCGGCGTGACTATTTCAGAATCTCTTGCGTGCCCGCGCGAATGGCTGCGGCTTCTGCGCGCGTCAGTGTCCGACGCGTGGCAATGGCTTCATAGAGAGGCACGCGCACGGCTGAGTGGTGGTATTCCCGCATGCGGCGCTCGTGCACGCGGCGGCCTTCCACCGTGGTCACGATCAGGTGCCCTGCCGTGTCAAAGGTATATTTGGCGACGAACATACCTACAGGCTAGCACAGGGGTGACAGCATGAAAACTGTCATCTTTTTGGGCAAGCGCAAGACGCCCGGCTCACCGAAAGCGCAGTGGCCAGGGGCGGAGCTCTGGGGCACTACGCATAGCAATCAGAAATACGCCGCGAAGCTGGGCACCGTAGACGATTGGGATTCGTGGTGGGATCTGCATCCCTTCAACCCGGTGCCTGGCTATGAGGGCATCAAGAAGAAGCGGCCCGCATCCTACCGCTGGTATCAGACGCTCCCTGGCCCTGATTCGCCCTACTACCGGCCGATGTGGCTGGCGGAGTTGGACCCGACGATTCCGGCTGGTGTGCTGTTTCCCAAGCAGCGCATCCTCGATGCCTTTGCCATCGATGGCGAGGATGGTCGCTGGTTTACCTGCCAAGTCGATCTGATGATGGCCTACGCCATCCTTGAGGGTTACGAGCACATCGTCCTGCACGGCCACGGCGTGAGCCGTGAGCTGAAGCACATGATCGATCACGTTGGGATCGTCTACTGGATCGCTGTCGCGCGCGAGCGCGGCATCAAGGTCACGGTTGTGCCGCCGTCGTGGTATCTGGCGCCCAAAAACCCTTACGGCATCTCGGCCGGCAACTGGGGGCTACGGCGGTGAGCAAGTGGTATGCCCAGAGCGGCGAAGACAAGATGCTCGTTCGCATCTTCCGGAAGATCCGCACCACGAATCGCGTGGCGGTGGAATTCGGTGCGGCGGATGGCTACCGGAAAAGCAATACGGCCTACTTCCGTGATCACGGCTGGTGCGTGCGGCAGTTTGACATTGAGCCTGCCGGGCCGCTGGTCATCGAGGCTGGCATCACGGCCGGTAACGTCAATGCGGTGTTTGCGTCGGCTGGCATTCCGCAGCACTTCGATCTGCTGTCCATTGATGTGGATGGCAATGACCTGTGGATCTGGCAGGCGCTCCGCTACCAGCCGCGTGTGGTGGTGATTGAATACAACCCGCGCTGGGGCCCGCGCAGCTCGCGCACGGTGCCCTATGACCCGGCGCGCCGTTGGGACGGCACCAACTTCTATGGGGCCAGCGCGTTGGCGCTGACGCGGCTGGGCGTGGCGAAGGGCTATGACCTGGTGGCGTCCACGCGCAGCAATCTGATCTTTGTGCTGGCGGGCTGGTATACCGCGCTGAAGCCGTCACAGATACCGCGCGCCAGCAAGACGAAGCGGCCGGATCCGCTGCACCGCAAGTGGGAGCTCTACGTATGAGCCGCATGGCGGATGCGTCAGTTGTGCCGCACGTCAAGGAGACGCTGCTTGAGCTGGGCAAGAAGCGCGGGCCCATTCTCGTTGGGCCGTGGCTGTCAGAGATTGGCTTCGAGGTGCTCTACTGGATCCCGTTTCTGCGCTGGGCGCTCAAGTATGGCGGTATCCCTGCGGAGGACGTGTATATCGTTTCGCGTGGCGGGCCGCGCTCCTGGTATGCGGACCTGAGCCCCAACTATCTGGAGATACTCGAGCACTACACGCCGCATGAATTCCGCGCTGGCAATGCGCGGCGCGTGGAGGAGCAGGAGAGTCACTCGGTGTCTATTGGGCTCCGGCACAAGCGCAAGTCATCGAAGCAGCACATGATCACCGGCTTTGACAAGGACATCATCGCCAAGGTGAGCAAGGTGGCCGGGCTCGAGAAGCCGCGTGTGCTCCACCCATCGCTGATGTATGGGCTGTTTAGGCTCTTCTGGCGTCGGCAGATGCCGAAGCTGTATGACGAGATGACGCAGCCGAAGCACATCGCCATGCAGTCAACCGCGGTAGGGCTGCCGGCCAGTTACGTGGCCGTGAAGCTCTACGCCTCGCCGGCCTGCACGTCTGCGGCACCGCTCAATCGCCGGCTTGTGCGGGAGATGGTGCACGGCATCGTCCAGCATTCGGATGTGGTGCTCCTGCACAGCGGCACCAAATACGATGATCACGGCGAATTCCCGATCGACCCGCATCCGCGCGTGCGGACGGTTCCGCTCGAGCCGGCCACGAATCTGGAGACGCAGAGCGCGGTGATCGCTGGCGCCAATGCCTTTGTGTGCACGTATGGCGGCTTCGCCTATCTGGGGCCGTTTCTGGGCACCACGACGCGCACCATCTACGCCACGCCCAACTTCCGCCGCGACCATCGGGATCTGATGGGCTCAGTGGCGGCCAGCATTCTCCGCACGCCGCTGACGGTGGAAGCCATCGGGGGCGGGATTGCGGCCAAGGTGGCGCCGCGCAAGAGGCAACATGCGGCCTGACCTCTACACGCCCGGCTCGGACTATCACCGGAAGCGCCGGTGGACGCACGAGCACTCGCTGCGCTGCTTCCATGCCGCGCTGGATGTGATTGGCTGGCCTGCCAGCGTGCTCGATGTAGGCTGCGCGGAAGGCGTGCACGTCTTGCGGGCGCTGGAGTTTGGCATCGAGGCGCAGGGCATTGACTTGGCGGCGCCTGAGCATGCGGCGCTCACCCGGGCTGACTTGCGCGAGCCGCTCGATCTCGGCCGGCGCTTTGATTGGGTGCTGTGCTGGGAAGTGGCGGAGCATCTACCGCAAGCGGCAGCTGGCACGCTGTGCGACACGATCGCGCGGCATGTGGAGCCAGGCGGGCGCGTGCTGTTCACCGCAGCACGGCCAGGGCAAAAGGGGCCGGGGCACATCAACTGCCAGCCGGCTGTCTATTGGGATCTGCAGTTTATGGCGCTGGGGCTCACCTACGCGGAGAAGGAAACGGATGCGCTCCGGGTCGCTTGGCTCGAGTGCTCGCCCAAGACGCCGTGGTATGGCCGGAACGTCAGCGTCTACTGGAGGAGCGCATGAGCCTGCTGCTCACGCTCCGCACGGCGAACCGCTACCCCAAGGAGAACTATCTCTGGCAGACGATTGAGAGTCTGCGGCGTCAAGGCGTGGCGGGCTCCGATATCCATGTGTTCCCAACGGATCCGGATGTGCGCTGGCTCGAGCATCGCATCCCGTTTCAGGCGATGACGGTGCACGCGCCAACGGAGCGGCGCCGCGCCAACGCCAACGGGCTGGCGCCGATTGCGCTGCTCGACACGCATCCTGCTGACTGGATCATCCTCAGCGAAGATGACCTGCAGTGGTGCGCGGATCCGCTAGGCAGCATGTCGCGCTGGCTCGATGTGCACGCGCGGCCCGATGTGCTGGTGTATCGGTTTTTCGCCTTCGATCACCTGACACGCGCCAGCCGGTATGCAGCTGAGGCACCGCTCAGGGAGATGCGCGGCTCGCAAGCCGTGGCGCTGAGGGCTGAAGACGCGAAGCGGTTTGCGGCATGGGCCCTGGCGCATCCGCTCACCTGGCGGCCCAAGGGCGCACCGTTTCAGGACCGGCCGCACGATGGCTTTGACAAGCTGATTGGGTATTGGGCGCTAGCAGAGCGGCCCGATGTGACGCACGGGCTCGTGAGTCGGCCATTCTTTGTGAAGCACATCGGCGTGCAGAGCAGCTTGCACGGCATGGGGCGGCGCATGGATCAGCACTTCATCGGGGCGGATCGCGCCTATCAGGAGACGGTATGGCCGTAATCAGTTACGACGTGGCCATCCGGCATTTGCGGCAGATTGGCGTGCTCGACGGCTCCCCGTCTGACGATGACGTGAGCATGAAGATCGAGCAGGCATCGGCCATTGTGGTGCTGTATCTGAAGCGGCCAGCGGAGTGGGACATTGACTCGCTGGCAACCGATGACCCGGAGTTTGCGATCGTGCAGGCGGCCGTGCTGAAGGTGCTGGGGAATCTGTATCGTTTCCGGGGGGATGACGATGTCGCCCCAGCGCCGATTTCACCTGACGTGGCGCTGATGCTCAACATGCTGCGGGATCCGGAATTCTCTGGGCCATGACGAGCATGGCAGCTAGCGGCCTACGCGATCGGATCGTGACCGTGCAATACCTGACGGAATCACGCGGCGGCAGCGGTGCGCCCATCGAGGACTGGTCAATGCTGACAACTGTCTACGCGCAAAAGCTCGACCTGAGCCAGCGTGAACGATTCGTGGCGCAGCAGAATTCTGCGCCGGCCGACACGCGGTGGAGCCTGCCGTATAGCGCGGACTATGACCCGGAGCTCGTGGACGTGGCCAAGACGCGGCGGCTCTCCTACCGCGGGCGCGCGTATGACATCGTGTCGGCGCTGATGATTGGGCGGCGGGAAGGCGTAGAGCTCGTGACGTTGTCAGGGGGGCTGCTGGTATGAAAGCCGGCCTGACGCTCAGCGGTGACCTCATGGCCAACTTGGCGAAGCTGCCCAATTCCGTGAACCGGACGGTGCAGGTGGCGGCGCTCAAGGCTGGCGCTGAACCGATTCGTGAGGAGATGAGCATCCTGGCGCCGCGGGATGAGGATGCCAGCGCGCCGCACCTCGAGGATCTGATCGTGGTGGAAGTCATCACGGAGGAGCGGCTCATCACGCAGTTTGGGCATGAGACGCCCACTGTGGCGATCGGCCCCAGCCGCAAAGCCTTCTATGGCTTCTTTCAGGAATTCGGCTATGGGCCAGGCCCGGCGCAGCCGTTTGCGAGGCCCGCGTTTGATCAGCATCACCAGGAGAGTTTGCGGATTATCTCGGCGCAACTCTGGGCCGCGCTGGAGTCTGCCGAATGAGCCCGGCTGAGGCAGTAGTGGCACGGCTGGAGCAGGTGA